GCTGGGCTGAAGGCACCAACGCCAACACCATCCAGAACGCATCCACCGTCACCTATGTGATCGATGGCCAGTTCTATAGCAAGAGCGCGACCGACAACCTCGCGATCAGCTATTCCGGCGCAACGGTGTATCAAGCCGCTGCTGGTGGCATTCAGGCCGTCAACGGTGGCTTCACCGGCGGCGTCAATGGCTCCACTCGGATCTATTTGATCTGCTTGGACACCAGCGGCGCTGTGTCGATCGTCCCGGGCCAAATCGTGGACTCCGCCGAGTTGGCCGCTGGCCGCGTGGCGCTGATGTACCCCGACGCGCCTAAGGGCGTTTGCCCGGTGGCTGCTTTGCGCATTGCCCTGACTGCAGGCACTGCCTTCACCCCCGGCTCGACCGACCTGTCGGCATCCGGCGTGACCGACACTTTCTACAACTTGGCAACCGTGCCTTCCAACCCGCTGACCGCCTAAGGTCAGCACGGGGTCACCTTCGGGTGACCCCTCTTTTCACCCCCTGGAGACCCAACAATGGCAAGCAAGATGATCAGCAGCTACGAGCGCAACCGCTCCGTCGCATCCGAGGACGTGGACATCGTCAACCGTGTCACGCCCGCAGCAGAGGCCTCATCCCCTGGCGGCATCGAGATCGACACCGATCGCGTTTACCACGCCGACCAGCTCAACGAGGAGGCGTTTATGCGAGAGGAGATGGAGATCATCTTGATGGAGCCGGGCAACGAGAACGACGCGCAGTTCTGCGAAGTCAATGTCAACGGCGACTACAAGATGTTGCTTCGCAATGGCGAGCCACACCGAGTTCGCCGTTACCACGTTGCAGTCCTGGCCCAGGCCAAACAGTCTCGTGTGCGGCAGAAGAAGATCGTCAACCAAGACGGATCCATGGGTTTCGTCGAAGAGAACGTTCTCTCTTTGGTCTACCCCTTCTCTGTCAGCCATGACCCTAACCCGAAGCATGGCTCGCCCTGGCTTCGCAAGCTTCTGTCGAACCCCATCTAATCAATGAACTTCCTCCAGCTCACTCAGCGCCTGCGCCAGGAATGTGGCGTTGCAGGCACCGGACCAGTGACGGTTGTGGGTCAAGTCGGTCAGGCCAAGAAGCTTGTCGACTGGATCAACACTGCGTGGCTGGAGATTCAAGGCAAGTTCGACACTTGGGGCTTCATGCGCCTGCCGTTCACCTTTGAGACGGTGGCAAGCGTTGGCGACTATGACCCCGCGTCGACCACTAACACCATCACAAGCAGTTTGCTTACTGACCTGCGCTACTGGCACAAGGACACTTTCCGATGCCAGAAGAAGTCGATTGGCGTGCAGGATGAGCAGTGGCTGGTGGAGTGGGAGTACCAAGTCTTCCGCAACACCTACCGCTTCAACGTACAGGTGGCCGGCCGCCCGGTGGTGTTTGCGATCAAGCCCAACGGCAAGGCCGTGATGCTGGGCCAAAAGCCTGACGATGTCTACGAGGTGATGGGCGAGTACCAGACCATCCCGACGTCGATGAGCTTGGACGCTGATGTCCCTGACATGGGCACATCTCAGCACTTGGACATGTTGATCGTCTACAAGGCCATGGAGTACTACGGCCTGTTCGAGTCCGCGCCCGAGGTGCTGGCTCGCGCAGAGAAGGCTGGCTCGGCCCTGATGTCGCAGCTTGAGCGCGAACAGCTCGAGCAGGTCTATCTGGGCAACCCACTGGCGTAAGACATGGCAAACCAGCAGTTCGCCAAGGTTCAGTACCAACTGATCCCGCTCAGTGGCGGGCTGGATCAGGTCACGCCGACCCTGTCTCTCAAGCCCGGCGTGGCTCGAGACTCGGTCAACTTTGAGTGCTCGATCACTGGTGGCTACACCCGGATTGCCGGGTACGAGCGCCACGATGGTCAGCCAAACCCATCTGACGCTGACTTCACTCAGCTCACCGTCGCCCTGACCGGCAGTATCTCGGTCGGCGACACCATCACGGGTGACAGCTCTGGCGCGGCCGGAGAGGTCATCCTGGTCGATGGCTCCACCATTGTGTTCACCAAGGACGTCGGCTCATTCATTGTGGGTGAGGGAGTTCTGGTGAGTGCTGTGTCACAAGGCACCGTGACGGCCCTTGGCGGGTCTCCAGCGTCTGCGCAGACCCTGGCTGAGTACTTGGCCTTGGCGGCTGATGCTTATCGCGCTGACATCAGTCCTGTGCCCGGCTCTGGCCCTGTCCGTGGCGTGGCCTACTTCAACAGCATCGTCTATGCATGGCGCAACAACGCCGGCGGGACTGCGCTGGATATGTACAAGTCGACGGCCAGTGGCTGGTCCCAGGTCAGCCTGGGCTACGAGCTCAGCTTTGGCACCGGCACTGCGGCCATCGCGCAGGGCGCGACGGTCACGGGCGCGACCAGCGGCGCGTCTGCGGTCGTCACCCGGGTCATCATTGAGTCTGGCGACTGGTCGACAAGTGATGCGGCCGGGCGCCTGATCTTTGCATCGGTGACTGGAACCTTCGCCTCCGGCGAGAACCTGCAGGTTGCAGGATTCACCAAGGCCGTGTCGACGTCAGTCAGTTCTGCCATCACATTGAATCCGTCGGGCCGGGTCGAGACGGTCGTGGCCAACTTCGGCGGCGGCGTCAACTCCACCAAGCTGTTCGGGTGCGACGGCGCCAACAGGGCATTTGAGTTTGACGGTACGGTGTATGCGCCGATCTCCACTGGCATGGCCGTGGACCAGCCTCAGCACATCGTCTTCCACAAGCAGCACCTGTTCCTCAGCTTCGGCAGCTCGGTGCAGTTCTCTGCAATCGGCGACCCGCATGTGTGGAGCCCTGTGCTCGGAGCTGGGGAGATTGCTCTGTCGGACGATGTGACCCTCTTTGTGGTCCAGCCCGGCGATCAGTCGACCGGCGCCTTGGCCATCTACTCCGACGACAACACCTTCATCCTGTACGGCTCCAGCGAGGCTGACTTCAAGCTGGTCTCCTACAACGTCGGCACCGGCGCCAAGCCTTACAGCGGCCAGAACGTCAACCAGACCTACACGTTTGATGATCGAGGGATCATCAACCTGCAGACAACGCTGAACTACGGCAACTTCGACACATCCGCTCTGACGCTGAACATCCGACCCTTCGTCCAGCAGCGCCGTAATCTGCTGACGGCCAGCGGCGTGAACCGCGAGAAGGGCCAGTACCGGGTCTTCTTCAGCGACGGCTACGGCCTATACATGACCTTCATCAACGGTCAGTTAATGGGCACGATGCCGGTGCAGTTCCCCAACCCGGTGACTTGCATGTGCGAGGGCGAGAAGCCAGACGGCTCGGAGACGGCCTTCTTTGGCTCGACCAATGGCTACGTCTACCGCCTGGACGCCGGCACCTCGTTTGATGGCCAGGAGATCTCTGCCAACTTGGTGCTGGTCTTCAATGCGATTGGCAGTCCCAGAGTGCTCAAGCGCTACCGCCGTGCATCGCTGGAGATCACCGGCACGTCTTACGCAGAGTTCGCCTTCAGCTACGACCTAGGCTATGGCTCGACTGAGTACGAGCAGGGCCAGCAGCGCAGCTACGAGAGCAATCTGGTTGCCAGCTTTTGGGATGCTGCGGTGTGGGATGTGTTCGTCTGGGATGGGCGGACCCTGGCACCGTCGGAGGTTGAGGTTGAGGGTACGGCCGAAAACATCGCCGTGCGAGTCGCCTCCATTTCCAGCATCTATCAGTCGTTCACGGTCAACTCCGTGATCCTTCACTATTCAATGCGTCGAGGACTTCGATGACCAACCCGTTTTATAACTCCGGCTCTTTCCCTGCCACTGGCTCCCCTGCCACTTCAGCCTCCATGCGGGCTGAGCTGGCGCTGATCGCGGCCGGCTTTGACAAGCTCCCCACCTTGTCAGGCAACGGCAACAAGCTGGTGTCTGTCAACGAGGCCGGCACGGCGCTGGTTGCAAACGACGACATCACGCAGGTTGACTTTGACACCGCGGGCGGCACGGACGCGGTCGCGCGTGTGCTGTGGAACGACACCGACGGCACGCTGAGCGTGGGCTTGAAGGGCGGCAACGTCGCCCTGCGCTTGGGCCAGGAGGAAGTCCTGCGGGTGCTTAACAACACCGGCTCTGCGCTGAGCAGCGGCCAAGTGGTCTACGTTTCCGGCGCTTCTGGCCAGCGGCCGACGGTGGCCTTGGCGCAAGCCAACTCAGAGGCGACGTCGACTAAGGTGGTCGGCATCGTCACCGAGCCGATTGCAAACAACCAGCAGGGCTTCGTCGCGACTGCGGGCCTTGTGCGAGGCCTAGACACTTCGGCGTTTGCCGAAGGCGCGGTGCTGTGGCTGTCTGCTGCCACTGCGGGTGGCATCACCTCCACTCGCCCCGTGGCTCCCAATCACGGTGTGCTGGTGGGCTTCTGCATTCGCTCGAATGCAAGCGACGGCATCATCTATGTGATGGTGCAAAACGGCCATGAGATGGACGAGCTGCACGATGTGAGCATCACTTCTGTGGCCAACAACGACATCCTGCAGTGGGACTCCGCAAACGGCTACTGGAAGAACGTTGCTTCGCCAGTCGTCAGTGGTTCTCTGACCCTCTCCGCCGGCACCGACAACGGAGTGGCCTACCTCAACGCCAGCAAGGTGCTGACCACGGGGAGTGCGCTGACGTTTGATGGAAGCATTTTTTCTGTCGCTGGTGAAGTTCGTGCGAACGCAACATTCAGGTCGTCTGACGGCACAAATATCGGCATTTTCGGAAGCAATGTTCTTGCCTCTGGTGTGATTGGCGTTACATCTAGCAACGCCATACCCTTGGCATTTGGCGTCGGGGCTGTCGAACAAATGCGCCTGACCAGCAACGGGCTGGGGATTGGGACGAGTTCGCCGGGTAACTATCGGCTGTACGTCAACGGGCCTGTTTTTGGCACAGCGGCATTCACGAGCTACATAGGCGACGGCTTGTTCGGAGCAGGCGCGCTTCCTTCCGTAATCAACACCCCAGGCAACAGCAACCAAATTCGTTTTGGCTACTACGACAACGGAGCGAACGCATACGTCCCCCGCATTGGTTTCTTCCAGGGTGCTCCAAGCAGCGCAACCGCCACAAACAACTCCATCGGCAACGAAATAAACGGCGACTTCACGATCAGGGTTGGGGCCGGCAACGTCGAGACGGTTCGCATCGACTCATCCGGCAATCTCGGGCTGCGGACGGTGCCGAGTGCGTGGCGTAGTAACACTCCAGCATTCCAGATTGGCAGTTCAGGTGTTTCGTTGTTCTCTGACAGCGGTGTTGCCGCCGAGCTTGGCAACAACGTATTCCTGAACGCATCAAGCCAATACATCTATCAACGCACAGACCTCGCTTCGCGCTATCAGCAGTATCAAGGGCAGCATAGGTGGTTCACCGCCCCATCCGGCACCGCAGGCAACGCGATCACCTTCACGCAGGCGATGACGCTGGATGCGAGTGGGAATCGACAACTCGGCGGCACCACCTCCCGAAACGTTGCTGGATACACGTTCGACAGCATCATTGGCAACAGCAGCGGCGCTTACACAGATTACTACGCTGGAGCAACTCGTGTTGGTTCTGTTGGGGCAGAGGCATCGCTGTTTGGAATCTCCACCAACGGTGCTGTGCCGCTTCTTTTCAGCACAAACAACACCGAACGCGTCCGCATCACGAGTGCTGGCGACTTCCTGGTAGGTCGCACGAACTCGACCAACGTCGGCTCTAACACCAACACCGTGGCCGGCACAGCCATTGAGCCAAGCGGCTACGCGCACATCGCTCGCGCAAGCGCCTCCTCAAAGCTGATCCTTCAAGACACCTCAAACCGTAGCGGCACCTACGTCACGTTTGTCTCCGGCAGCGCCATCACCGGCTCTATCGACACAAACGGAACGACGACGACCTACACCACCACGTCTGACGCTCGCCTGAAGTCGAACATCGCACCGGCAGGCGAGGCTGGCACGCTGATCGATCAAATTGAGGTGGTGCAGTACGACTGGACCCACAACAACGCGCACGAGCCGTTTGGCCTGATCGCCCAGGACCTGAACACCATCCGCCCAGAGGCCGTGGTGGCCGGCGACACTGATGAGGAGAACATCCAGAAGGTATGGGGTGTGGACTACTCCAAACTGGTCCCGCTGCTCATTAAGGAAGTCCAATCCCTGCGCACCCGCATCGCCGCACTGGAGGCCGCATGATCGAATACCTCCTCAAACGACTCTCCACTATCCCGTCCGACAAGGTGATGCACTTTGCAGTGGGCGTGGTGCTGTTTGCTGTGCTGTTGCCGTTTGTAGGTAGCATTACATCTATGGCTGTCGTGGCAACCGCTGCGGTAGGCAAAGAGATATACGACTACCTCAACAAGGACAATCACACGCCGGACGTCTGGGACGCTTTGGCTACCATTGCTGGTGGCGGCGTTGGACTCTTGTGTGTCGTTTTGGCGAAGTGAAGTATCACAATGCTGATCAGCCCGGCTGGGCAAAGTTTCTGGAGTAGCAAATGGAAGGCCAATCCCTTTTCAACATCTTTGTCGGCTTGTCTGGAGCCGCTGGGGGGTGGATCTTGAAGATGATCTGGGACGCGGTGTCCGAGCTGCGCAAGGACCTCAAAGAGCTGAACCGAGAAGTCAATCAGGACTTCGTTCGCCGAGAGGATTTCCGCGAGGCGATCGGCGAG